CCACCGAACCATAGGTGATGCCGATCACGCCCGCCGAAGTCACGCGGTAGCTGCCGATGAACACCCCGGCTTGAGTCGTGCCGCGCGCAATCCCGCTGATGGTGTCAGACAACTGAATACCGGTCACGCCGGACGTTTGTTCCAGCGTGGTCGAGTTGCCTGTGGCCGTTGCGCCAGAAGGAATGCCATAAACATACGTTGGGTTGAAGGCGTTCAACTGAGGCAGGAAGGCCATTTTCCAGTTTTCTGCCGCCGTTGGAGTGATCGCCGTGGTCACTGCACCGCTTGATACCGCGCAGAACGTGATAGCGACCTGGTTGATGCCAACTACTCGGGCGAAAGGAGAATATCCCAGACCAGCCTGATTCGTCGGTTTGTTGACGATGGCCAGCGAGCCGGGCAAGCAGATGACCGGTGCACTGGCACTGGTTGCAAGGGTGAATATCTGCTCCGCCGAGGTATTCAGCGAAACAGCCGCCGGGGAAAGCGTCGCGGTTGTGACCAAGCCACCGCTGCCGGCCTTGATCTCAATCACATCGTTCGCTTCAGCAGTCGGGGTAAGCGCGCCGCTGGACACATTCAGGTAGTTCACGTTGAGAATACCGGTGGTAGCACATCCTACCCCTGAAATCCCCAACCCGGCCTGCAAGGTTGGCTTGTTCACCGCAAAAACAGAACTGGTCGCAAAGTACACGCCGGGTTGCAGTGTGGTCGTCACTTGCGAAGTATTTTGCACCGCAGTCGTCCCCGCAACTTCAAGCGGGTTGATTGCAACCTGATACTTCATGATCGTGCCGGCTCCTACAAAGTCCATCTGCGAGATATCCTGTCCGCCAGTGCCGGTGATGTTTTCGACAATGGCTTCCTGAACGTCGTGCGGACCTGCGGTATCGGTGAACGTGGTGGTGGTGGCCGTGTTGGTTGCAATGGTCATCGCGGCACCCAAAAGCGATAGTCCGCTACCCCAGCCAAGCGCGGAAAGGTAATTCACCCCTTCCGCAATAGATGGGCCAGCAAACAGCGCAGCCATGACGCCAAGAATGGCCGTCAGTACAAACAAAAAGTTCTTTTTCATGATGGTTCCTTAAAAAGTGTTGCGTTATGAGTTTTGAATAAGGAGCACAGCCTGGGGATTGACGTATCGCTTTTCATTCCCAAGCCTGATCTGTTCGCGCATCAACCCTACCCATTCTTCGGTAGATTCCTTCATCGCTCGCGGAAACATCGGAACAGCGACCAGTTTCCCGGTCTTTGTTTCTTCCGCGTGCACTTGATAAAGTGGTTCACGCTTGACAGTTGCTTCCATATCCATCATTCCTTGAGTGGGTTTGGTTAGTTGGTCAGCTTGCAGCCCAGTTCTTCGTAGTAGGTAGCGGCACCCCACAGCACGTCGATCCGGGTTGGCAAGATGTCGGCGTTGATGTCATAGGCGCGGATCACACGCAGGCTGATGCCCTTGTACATTTCCTGTGCCTTGAAATCCACGCCTTCAGGCATGATCAGCGGCACGGATACCAGGCCAAAACAATCGCGAGTGAAGCCGATGTTCTTGGCATGAACCGAAGCCGATGCGCCGGAAATCACCGTGATCGCTGCGCCATTGGCGGGCGAAGCATCCACGGTCTGGTATGCGCCCGAAGTGGTGATAGCCGGGAAGATCGAGATCGAAGAGGCACCGCCGGCGCTGGAACTGGCCGTCGCTGTCACCACGAAATTGCGCAATGAACCCGTGCTTTCGAGACTTTCCGGATTGACCGCATTCACGCCGGCGATAGTGAAGACGTCGCCCACATTCAGCAGTGTTGCAAGACTCGCACCCCATCCGCCGGTGACCAGAGTTGATCCGGTTTGACCGGCCCCGGTGACTGTTGGCGTACCGGAATAGGTGCCGGTCGTGTGGGTTGGCACGTTCTGGTCGAGGTAAATCTCGAAGTTGGCGATGTTGGGGATGAATCCCTTGAAGCCGGGCTCGGCCACCGACTGGACATATACCGTGCTGATGCCCACGGTGATGCCCCAGTACGCTGCCGGGTTGAGTACCAGCGTGCGCTCGTTTTGCGGTGCCGCCTCTTCGTCCAGGCGCTGTGCTACCTGCGCGATGTACGAGAAAGCGTTCGGGGTTGTACCGGGTGTACCCACTTCGTTGTTGATGTTGGGCACTTGTGCCAGCACGCCGCGATCGATGCGGTTTGCCAGTTTTTCCATGGCCGGTTTCAGGTAGCGTTCGCTGAATTCCTCGACCACCAGAGTCAGTGCGGTTGCGCCGAATTGAAAATCGACGTGCGACTGGTTGGTAATCGTGATGCTGGTGGACGGTTCGCTTATGTCTTGAACCGCCAAGCCAGCACCTTCGGAGACGGTGAACTTGTTGGGCTTGCGGATGGTCAGTACGGTGCCAATTTTGGCGCCCATCTGCGCCTCGAATTGGCGATTTACCCGCCCCGCCATGACAAGGTTGTTCGTCAAGATCACCAGCGATTCCTTGCTGATAACGCTTGGCGTAAGTAGAGTTTCTGTGCTCATGATGATTCCTTCTCAAATTGGCAGGGTGTTACCTGCCTGGTTATGATTGTCTGGTCCGCGGTCTTTTGCTGGCCCGTGTCTGTGCATCTTCTTCTGCGCGCATCGCTGCATATTCGTTCATGCTCATTTCATCCGCCGATTTCCGTGCGGGAGATTGACGACTGCCGACCGGCTTTACCGGTTCAGCGGCCTTGGATGCTTTGGGTTTGCGCGCAATACGAATCTCCGCCTGCAGTTCGCCGATGCGAATTGCTGCATCGTATGGCTGCATTGCGTTGAGACTCGCTACTTCTTCCTGGTTGCCGGCCAAGTGGTACAGGATGTGTGGAGCAAGTTCAGCTTTCTCGATCGTGAAGAAAATATCGTTGCGCACAACCAGTTTCTCGTTGTTCGTAACCTTCGCATCGAAATCGGGGTATTCCGTTTTCGCAGTGACAACGCGCTCGTTGAAGTTCTTGTGCAGGCTGGCAATCTGCTCCTGCGCTTGTGCTTTACGTGCGGTTTCTGCTGCGGCTGCAACTGCTTCCTGCCGTGTCTTTTCGGCGGCGATAGCGGCTTCATTGGCTTTGCGGATCTCGGCGCGGGCAGCGTGCGCAGCAAGTGCGCCGGCAAACTCGTCCGGATCATCAAAGTTGTCACGATCAGGTACTAGATCCTCTTCGATTTTCGGTACCACCGGGATAGCGGCGGCTCGCGCCTCGGCATCCTGTTTGATCTTGGCCAACTCTTCCTGGGCCTCTTTCGCTTCCTGCTTGGCTTTCTCGGCTTCGGCCAGTGCTGCTACGGCCTTGGCTTTCTCGGCTTCGCGTTCGGCGGTCAGTTCGCCCATGCGCTTCGCAATCCCTTTCTTGGCTACATGCGTTTCCTCGATCTGCGTGAGCGGATCTTCATCAGTCGTGCCCTTGTCATCACTTGTCATGTCCGTGGCGGCGGCGGAGTCATCCGTGGCGGCGGCGGCTGGTTTGGTGTCATCGGTTACAACTGGTTTTGCTGGTTTATCACCACGCAGTTCTGCTTCGCGTGCGGCGGCGTATTCCGCCATGCTGGGTTCACCGGCTGCCGCTTTGGTATCTGCGGGAGCGGCTGGATCAGGACGCTTGATATCAACAACTGCGGGTGCAGCAACAACTACTTTGCTCAGTTCAGGCATGATCTAACTCCTATCACGTATTTTCCCGATGAGTCTGTCATCGGTAACAGTAAATTCTGGGCGCAAAAAAACCCAGTCACGCCGGGTAGCGTGCTGGGTTTAAATTTGAATTCTTGCAAGCGATTCATACGACTCCTGCTACGGGAATGCTGCATCATCACGACGCTGCTGGGTAATTCTATTCCGCTAATTTATAAAATGCAATGGATTCATGCTCAATGAAGCGTTACTTGAGAGATTGCAATAATAATCGCCAGTATCTCTTCATCCTCGATCAGCTGCTCGTGGCGCTTGCGCTGGTATTGCATAAGCGCAGTACGATTGTCTTGATCTGAGTGGTGCACATATTTGACGATGCCACCGGACTGGGTTGATAACGGAACTTCAATTGGAGGCACTTCTGGTTGGACAACTTCAACATATCCATACCCAAGCATGGATAGTGCTACAGCGCCGTATCCTATGCCCCGAACGATTCTTGCCTGGATGCTCACAGTGTCGTTACCGTCGTGCTGTCACCAGCAGTTATTACCGTCTGCGACAACGTTCCATCTGTCCGGCTTGCATCGCTTTCAATCATCGGGTCGATCAATCCGTACCACCTGGCCAGCTTGTCAACCAACTCTGCTGTTGGTGCGCCGGTTAGCGGTAATGCTGTCGTGTGTACAGTCACCGGGCCGGAGCCGGTCACCGTTCCATCACCGCATCTGGTAACCGGACAGTTTTATTTGCCATTTTCGATGGTAAAGCCAGCCGTGCGCTTCGGTTTCTTTGCCTGCTGTTCGACTGACTGAACCGACTTGACGATCTCCGCCAGCTGTCTGCCGATCGTAGCCTGCATGTGCATTTCCTTCTTGTCAGCGTTCGCTTCCAGCCTTTCGGCTATCTTGAGCACTTCTGCCTCGAACTTCTTGGCAATGCCTTCGAGCGCAACATCTCGGTCAGCCTGGCGATCCTGCAATTCCTTGCCCATCATGGACATTTGCTGGTTCAGTTCTTCGATGTGCGTCTGCAGGCCTTGGATCAGTGCTTCGATTTGCGGGTTCATATCCTCATGGCTTGGCGTGAGCAGTTTGGCCGGCAATGTCTTGGCGATACGGTTGGCAAATTCTTCCGCGCCTTCCCAGTCGGAGTTCTTGGCGATCAGGTCTGCGACCACCATGCCCAACTCTGGCAGCACGCGCACGAAGTCCATCTGCGACTCCATGGCCTCTACGCGCTTGGTGGCATGGCTTGGGCCGATGGTGACGGTGACCTGATACCGCCCGACTTTCGGGTTGAACATCTTGATCTTGGTCAGCATAGATGATTCTGGCGACATACCTTCTACCTCGGCGTGCGCCTGGGCCATATTCGGGTTGATCATCACCCGGTCTTCCGCGCCGGTTTCGTCCAAGATGGACACGATGCGCTTGGTATCATAGGTTGGCGGGATCAAATTGCACATGATAATGCCGGTGTTGCGCAGCGCGCGGCCGTAATTGTCGATGAAGTGATAGGCGCCCAAGTTTGCGTTATTGTTCAGTTCGCGGATAGCCTTGCCGCTTTCGTCCTGCATTCGCTCCGACATGGTTGCATCGAAGCGTATCCCGGTGACGGCCCGCAATGCCTCGACGTTGCCCTGTTTGGCCGCCAGTATCGCGGCGGGTGGCCCCTGAAAAGGTTGGCGTTGTGGCGGTGGTGCCTGCTTGCCGGCGATATTGGTTCCCTTGTAGAGCAGGTATGAATAGGATTTCCGGTTCGCGCCGTTCCACTTGTCTTCGTGGCCGTCAATCTGCCCCTCTTCCATGATCCAGGGCGCTTTGGGTTGCAGCGCCACATTCTCGGCTTCCAGTGTGTTGTGTGTTACCAACATGCCATCACCAGCCAGAAACAAATGTGATGGTGTGTCAACGGAAATACAGCGAACAGGAACGGATTGAACAGGTTCTATGCTACGAATCTTTATCTTGTTGGTGCGTGAGGAATGACGATTGCGGTCTTTTTTCTGAATTAAAAGCTTTCGTTGAAATCTAAACACTTGATCATCTACGTTTGGCGTAAAGTAAATATGGCTCGATGGTTGGCAAACAGATTCGTACCCACCAGGAAACAATCTGACCTCACCATTCTGGACGCATGAGAATGATTTGAGTCCGAGAGAACGGATCAATTCAAGAAAACCGCTGATAAGTGCCGAATCGGTATTTACGAACGTACATTGATGGAGATTTTTTGAAACAGAACCATCCGTATCCATCATTCCCTGCAACAACAATTCGCGCTGATGGCGCGATGCGCGCAAATACATTGCAGGAATGTGCTTATTGCGAAGCAAACCTAATGATGAGAAAT